CTTCGCGCGTCATGGTGGTATGCTGTCGAAGAACGGCAAGCATCTGCCGCGCCGCTACCTTGAAGCCCTCGTGCAATACTTGTGCCGTGCCGCGCGACCTCTTGGTAGCCATTTCTTGAAGCGCGGCAATCGCGGACTTCGCGGTTACGCCGTTCCCCGTCTTGCCCTGCGCTTGATCGTTCGCGCCGCTTCCCTCTTTTATCCCCTGCCGCTTCATCAGAACGTAATCGAACAGGTAGCCGGGTAGCGGCTTCGTGTCGAACCATTGCAAGCCGCCAATCTGGTCGCCGTGGATAACCTCTTTCGACCAGTCGGAAAGATCGTCGTCGTCAAACCCGCTTGCATCCGTGTTGAGCAGCCGGTTTGCCGACGCAAGAAACGCGTTTTTGAGGATGAACTGATCGAGCTTGTCCGCGTACCTCTGCTGATCTTTGTACAGGTCAACGATGCCAAAGCCCAGCGCGGAACCCTTCTCTGGAAACAGCGGAATCACAACGAACGGGTATTCTCCGTGGTCGTAATATCCGTTGGGGTAATCGTCGGCGCTGTTGTACAGAACTTGATGCCCCGCGACTTGAACGAAGTGGACTTGATACTTGTTCGTCTTTGGGTTATATATTCTCACCCACATTTCGATCATCCGAAGCCGCTTGTCGCTCGAAGTCGGAACCGTGGTCGCACTGTACGTGTCGGTGGACTGAATGTCGAGATCGTCCGTCATGTAGTCGTACTGATCGGGGAACCTCTGCGCAAACCAGTCGCGCGGACGACGCACAAATTTGAAGCACGCACGCCCTTCCTGAATGTCAACCGTTTCGGGGTCGCACATGAAGTTCGTGTTCACGACGTTGCGAATGTACGCGCCGCCATTTCCGATGTTCATGTCGGGGTCATACCCGCTCTCAAACACCGTCCACCCGCCAACCAAAATGTCATGGATGGTCGGTTTCCACTGTGCTCCAAATCGGCAAGAGCCAAGCTCTTGATTCGCAACCCGCGCCAACACTTGCGCCGAAATCTTAGACCCCGTCGCGTCGGGATGAATGACAATTTCCGGCTCTTCCTGCAAAATGTCGGCGGTTACAGATTCTACTGCCGTATGGATAATCGGGTCAGACGGCTTCGGCGCGTTCGTGTCGTCCTCAACCTTCTGCGTCGTGTAGGGCGACTTAGACCAAGAATCGCCATGATAAACGCGCTCGTTATCCTCTAGGCGATTCCATTCAGGCGTATAGTGCGAGGCGAACTCACCAAATTGCTCGTAAATCGCGGCAACAAAATCGTCGCTCACATCCCCCGCCCGATGCTTTTTGAAGAACCCCTCGCGGATGCGCTGTTCAACCGTTTTTGTGTTTAACTGCATTTCTTATCCCTCACAAATTAAAAAACCCGCTTTCCTTTCGCTTCTGCGGCGGGCTGAGCGGATTGTATTGGTAAGCGGCTCTCTCCGCAGTTGGCTTCTCTCTGGCGGGTGACGGTCGGCTCATAAGGGCGTACCTGCACGATTCCTCCGCGTGTTCCTCACAGTTGCCAGAAACGTCCTCATGGTCGTGCTGGTCATAAAACAAAACGGGAAGCGTTCGAATGAGGTTGTGACAGTTCGAGAAAATCTGCCAGTACGGTTTCCCATCGGGAGCAATTGCCATGTTCTCCCTCATTCTCTGCCAGCCGATTTTTCTGTCGTTGTCGGCTTTGATAAGCGGAACTTTCATTTTCCCGAAAGTCTCTGCAATGCACTCGCCGCCCATCACGTCTTTAGTTCCGCGCTTCTGCCACATGTCGGGCGAAGCAACGGTGTAAGAAATAATGTCCTTTCCAGTCTCTTGGATAATCAACCTTGCCATGTCCTGCGCAAGCGTTTGATTCTGGTAAATCTCTCTGTAGGTGTATATATGCCTGTCGGGTGCAACCGCATGCCAGTAAACCGCGCAAGGGTCGTTATATCCCCAATCCATTGAACGAAAGCGTTTCCACGCAAGTGGAATCGGAAACGGGTCAACAACATGAATTTCACGCGAAAACTCGCTGAAAAACTGCCCCTCAACAACGTCCCAATCACCGTTCAAGAATGCGCGGCGAAGATGCTCCGGCAGGGATTCAAGCGTTCGAATGTACTCTGGATTTCTTTGCATCAAAACGTAATTGTCATAAACAGTCGCTTTGATAAATCTGTACTCTGATGGTTCTTCTCCGTTTTTGTAGTTTCGGTCGATAAAGAGCCGCTTGATGTATTCGTGACCAACCCCACCGGGGTTACAGGTGTAGTAGATGCGCGGTTTGAAGTCGGTGCGCACGGTACGGTTACAGGTCTTGATGAACTCCATTTGGTACTCGGTGAAGTTCGTCGCTTCCTCGAAACCAATAACGTCGTATTCCTGCCCCATGTACTGGTAAACGTCTTTGTCGGAATCGCAGTACCCAAGTTTTATCATTGAGCCAGTCGTAAAAATAAACATTCGTTTTTCGGAGTTGTATTTCGCAATCCCTTGTAGCTCCGATTGAAGCGGAATTATGTGATTCCCTTCAAGTTCAGCAAACGTTCGGCGAAGAAGAAGCAGCTTAAGATTTCTGTATTTCATGGCAAGCAAAACGAACTTTCTTCTCATGGCGAAGCTCTTTCCGCCTCCGCGAGCGCCTCCGTAGGCAACATACCGTTCCTCTGCCGTGAAGAACTCCATCTGCTTTGGATTCGGTCTAAGTCCCGGCAATACAATATCGCCCATATTCCACCCCAATCAAAAAAGACGCTCCGCAGAACGCCCTTGCAATTTACAAACAATCCGCTTCCTTGAACGCCTCGAAAATCTTTGGGGCTTGAAGCGCAAACCAGTCAACCATTTCTTCGTTCTTCGCCCATCCCTCTTCAAACAGACATGAGTTCGAGGCAAGCCCGCTTTCTAGCAAAAACGCATGAACGATTTCATGCCTTAGCACTTTCTTGACGAACCAAGAAACATCATCAATCGTGTATTCGTCAACCTCTTGCCTGCACAAAACTATACGCTTCACGCTCGAATCAACGTACCCGTTTGCGCTTTCCAACCGCTTGTCGGAATTTCTCGTTCGCTCAACAATCTCGTATTCCGTCCCAAGCACGTGAACCTTGCTGTTCATAACCCTCCGTCGCTGTCGCGTTTTTCATTACACCACATCTGAATCCTCCATAACTCTTGTAGTTTAGTGTGTATCTTCCGTACATGGTCTAATATATATTGATCTACCGTGGTGGCCCCTAGCCGTGATTGATCGGGAACGAAAACGAAAAGCTGGAAAAAACGTACCCCTATAGCGAAAAAACAAAGGGATATGCTCTAGTAGCTCACAGTAGAAAGATACTAGGTCTGATATCAGCTTTCGGCTGGCTGTTGGCTGCTACTACAGTACCTACTACAGTACATTGCCAGAATCACCAGTAGATAGGCGCTTATCGTTTGATTGCATATCAAACTGCTACTTGCTACACTCGTCAATCTCTGCGCTGGACATGCCGGCAACCTTGATCTCTAGGCTTACGCTGGCCTTGTCCTCGCCGATAACGCCCATCCTTGCCAACATAGCAGCCGCTAGCCTGTCCTGCGCATCTCCATTGAGCGTTGCCTGTACCATTGCCTGCTCAATTCGGTGTTTCGCGTCTACAAGGATAGCACGAGCTTGGTTTTGTGCATCCAGCATCGTCATATCCTCAGGTAATGTATCATCGTTCTCGTCTATAAGGCGTTTGATGGTGTTTTGATGGGTTTTAAGCCAAAGAGCAAGTCCAACGATGGTAGGATATTCTTGGCGAATGTGAATGTCACCGTTTTTAAGCTCTCTTGGGCTTTTACTATCTTCACAATGCTGGAAATAAGCGTCAACGTCTTGGCGGAGCTTTTCGGGATCAGCTATCAACTCCGCTTTTGTCCTCATCATGGTTTTTGCTCCGTCCTCTCTTTGGATTTTGATTTATGGCAATAAAAAAACCGCCCGTTGGCGGCTCGCTGCTCCCCTCTGGCTCTCCGATGATTAAACTATAGCGCAATCCAGTCGGTAAATCTAGTCCGAGACTTAAGTCCGATACTAGTTTTGAAACTGTATTTTGCGCTATTGGCTGTTGTATTTTACTACATTTCGGTGTATTCTAAAAAATCTTTGCAAAACCACTTGACAGCACCTTATATTGGGTGCTATCGTTTGCGTCGTCGAGAGGCGATGCGGCAAACGGCGCAGAGCACGACCAAAGGAGATTAAAAAAATGATCGGACAGTTAATCAGTAAGTACATCGTC